AGAACAGTTTGATAAAGATTATATTAGCAAATAATTGAAATTTTTTTATATTAAAATAAATATCTATTATTTGTATTATAAATGCTTGGTGTAGAAAAATTTTGTGAAATTTTAGAGACTGATCGTGAAAATATCAAAAAAATCAAAAAGTATTATAGCGATGATGATTTACAGAATAATTTGATAAGTGAGCCTTTATTAACAGAAGAACAACGTTTATGTTTAGCTCCTATACAACATCATGATATATGGCAATTATATAAAAAACAGTTGGATTCATTTTGGACAAGAGAAGAAATTGATTTATCAAAAGACTATGATGATTTTAAAAAGTTAGATAAAAATACTAAATATTTTATTAAATATATTTTAGCATTTTTTGCGACATCAGATGGTTCTGTTTTTTTAAATTTAATGGAAAATTTTACAAAAGAAGTTAAAATAATGGAAGCACAAATATGTTATCAATTTCAAGGAATGATGGAAGCAATACATTCAGAAGTTTATTCTTTAATGATAGAAGAATTAATTAAAGATGAAACTGAAAAAGAAGAATTATTTAATGCAATAGAAAAAATACCATGTATTAAAAGAAAAGCAGAATGGGGACAAATATGGGCAACTTCAAAAACAAAATTTGCACAAAGATTAATCGCTTTTGCTATTGTTGAAGGAATATTTTTTTCTGGAAGTTTTTGTGCAATTTATTGGCTTAAACAACAAAATATTTTACCTGGATTAACACAATCTAATGAATTTATTGCTAGAGATGAATCACAACATTGTGAATATGCATGTTTATTATATTCAAAAATAATAAATAAAATACCAGAAATAACTGTAAAACAAATGATAATTGATGCAGTTAGAATTGAAAAAGAATTTATTATTGAATCATTACCATGTAAACTAATTGGTATGAATTCGAATCTAATGTCACAATACATTGAATTTATTGCAGATAAATTAATTCAAAATTTAGGATATTCTAAAATTTATAATGTATCAAATCCATTTCCATTTATGGAAAATATTAATTTAAATTTAAAATCTAATTTTTTTGAAACAAGAACAACAACTTATCAAAAACCAGATTTAACAAATATTTCAGTAGAAATTTCAGAAGATTTTTAAAAATGATAATTAATAAAAAAATATAGATATATATTATAATGAAATTATTTAATAAAAAATTAAAACCTTCACTAGTTGATCAAAATATAGTTAGTGAATATATGAAACAAAAATATCCAGATCCTGTAAAAATTATACATTTACCAGCAAAAGATCCAACTGAATTACAAAAATTATTAACAAAAATTATGTATAATATTTTACATTTCATATATCATTATTTTTTTATTATTGCTATGCTTTTAATTATATTTATCTATTTATATCGTAGATACAGTTGGTATCAAAAAATTAAAATAGTATCAGATGAAAAAAGAAAAGAATCTAAAGAAATAAAAAAATATTTTGATGATATTTTTTCAGGTAATAAAGAGACTGAAAATCAAGAAAAAAAACCAAATATAACAAATTATATGGTAATGAATGCACCAGATGTATCACCATTATCAAATAAAAAAATAGATATATCTATTTCAAATAATAATAGTTATTTAAATCATTTAAAAGATTCAATTAAGAATAATTCATATAATTCTACTATTACTAAAAAAAATAGTTCTAATATTATTCAAAGAATAGAACAACCAACACCTAATAATACATCAATAATGGCTAAAAATAGTAATAATAATGAAAAAAATAGTAATAAATCTGTTAGATTTGCAAATCAAGATTTTGATGCATACGGAAGAAATAATATTAATCCAAAAACTGGTGAAATTATTGCATTTAATGATAATGAAAGTACATATTGTCCCTTTTAAATTTTAAAAATACATAAAAAATTGAATTATAAATTTATTTAAATTTAAATCAATTTATAGTATTAATATAAATGTACGACACTATAGAATATATCACTTCTCAGGTAATAGCAATTATTAAAAATTCACAAATAGTTAGTCCTAATATTAATATTAGAACAATCTCAACTAAAATTTTTAATGGAGTATTTGATAATATGACTATAAATGATTTTTATACTTTATTTGCAAATGTTTGTGATGATTTAGCAAGTTTAGATTTAGAATATTCTCAACTTGGAGCTTGGGTATTATATAATAGAGCAAGGGATATAACTGAATCAATGGGTTTAAATAATTTTGTTAAAAAAACAAATTATATTTATAAAAATTTACCTGATTTTTTAGATATTAAATACGTTACATATGTAAATACGTATCCCGATTTTCTTAATGATCTTGTAAATTCTGTTTCTAATATTCCTAAATACTTAGATTTATTTGGATATAAAACTTTAGAAGGATCATATCTTATTAAAGTTAATGGAGTTCATATAGAACAACCAGCTGATATGTTTTTACGTGTTGCAGTTGCAATTCATTGTAATAATATTACATATTACAATGATAATTATTTAATCAAGTCAACATTTTTAAATTTATATTCAGGATATTATACACATGCAACACCTACATTATATAATGCTGGAACAAAATATCAACAATTATCATCATGTTATTTAATGGGTACTGAAGATTCATTAGAAGGAATTTTTAAAACAGTACATGATGCTGCAAAAATTTCAAAATGGTCAGGAGGAATTGGAATTCATGTTTCAAATATTAGAGCAAAAGGTTCTAAAATTTCTAAAACAAATGGTGAATCTTCTGGTATTATTCCAATGTTAAAAGTATATAATGATGTTGCTAGATATATAAATCAAGGTGGGCGTGGAAATAAAAGACCTGGTGCAATTGCTATTTATCTAGAGCCTTGGCATGCAGATATTCAAGAATTTTTAGAGTTAAAATTAAATTCTGGTTCTGATGAACTTCGAGCTCGTGATTTATTTCTTGCTCTTTGGGTACCTGATTTATTTATGGAACAATTAGAAATAGATGGAGATTGGTATTTAATGTGTCCTAGTATTTGTCCAGGATTACAAGATGTTTATGGTGACGAATTTAATGATCTATATTGGAATTATGTTAATGCTGGCAAATATACAGAAAAAATTAAGGCATCTGAACTCCTAGTTAAAATAACGAAGTCACTTGCGGAATCAGGTATACCATATATATTATTTAAAGACCATATTAATAATAAATCAAATCAAAAAAATATTGGAACAATTAAATCATCTAATTTATGTGCTGAAATTACAGAGGTATCTGATAATGAAAATTATGCAGTATGTAATTTAGGTTCAATTGCAGTAAATAGATTTTATGAAGATGGTATTTATAAATATGACAAATTAATGGAAGTAGCATATGAACTTACAATAAATTTAAATAGTATTATTGATATAAATTATTATCCAACACCAGAAACATTTAAATCAAATTCAACAACTAGACCTATTGGTATTGGTATTCAAGGAATGGGTGATTTACTATTATCTATGAGAATACCATATGAATCAGAAGCTGCTCTAGAAATTGAATCTAAAGTTATGGAAACTATTTATTTTTCTGCATTACAAGCATCTGTAGATTTATCAAAAATAGATGGACCATATTCAAAATTTAATAATTCTCCATTTTCGGAAGGTAAATTTCAGTTTGATTTAGGATATACATTAAATAGAGAATTGATGTGGGATTGGGAAACTTTACGAAGTGATATGATTAAACATGGTACTAGAAATTCTCTATTAACATCTTTAATGCCAACAGCATCAACATCTCAGATTCTAGGTAATATGGAATGTTTTGAGCCAATTACGTCAAATATTTACAGTAGAAAAACTGCAGTTGGATTATTTAAAATTATTAATAAATATTTAGTTGCAGATTTAATAAAATTAAATTTATGGAATGAATCAATGAAAAATAGAATTATTCTTGCAAATGGATCCGTACAAAATATATCTGAAATACCTTCTGATATTAAAGAATTATATAAAACTGTGTGGGAAATTAAACAAAAATGGATAATTGATCATGCATTAGCAAGACAACCATTTGTAGATCAATCACAAAGTATGAATTTATATTTTGATAAAATAGATATTGGTAAAGTTAAAAATGCACTATTTTATGGATGGAAAAGAGGAATAAAAACTGGTTGCTATTATATGAGATCAAATGCAGCATCTACTGCATCTGCAATAGTAGATGTTAATAAAAGTAGTACAAGTAGTACAAGTAATTCAAGTAATACAAGTAATCAGTCGCAAGAACCATGTACTATGTGTTCTGCATAATTTAAAAATATTTATGTATATTGTTATTAATTGCATTATATATATAATCTTTTTCATTAGAAGTAGTATGAATGTTGAATATTTTTTCAGCAGGATATTTAATTTTTTTTAAATAATTAATATGAAAACGTCTTAATTTATTTGCATAAAATCTAATATATTCCATAAAGGAATATTTTGAATTAATTATTTTACTAATTGATTTATCAACTAAAACAGATAGTTCAACTTTTGAATTCCTTAAATATAATTCAAAAAACCATAAAGTCCATGCTAAACAAAAACCTCCAATATCACCTGTTTTTATTTCTAATGGATTTGCTTCATTTGATAACATTTGAAATGAATTTTGTGTCATATAGTCATCTGGACTATAATATTTATAATTAGGAAAAATATCATTAAATATTTTTATACATTTATTATCTAAATCTTTTAAATTTTGTTTGTTAACACGACCATATGGTTCAAAGTGTATAATACGTTTATAATTTTTATCAATAATTATGCAATTTGCATGATCAACTTCAGGATTAATAATAGTTACAAATAAAAAAATTATATCATTTTTAATATTGGGTAAATTTTTTAAATTATTAGGAAATGCATTATTATTTTTATCATGCCAAATTATTGATAAATTTTTTAAATTTTTATATTTATCAGAAATATCAACATAAAAATCAATTATTTTTTTAATTTCTGGATTAGAACTAACTATTATTAAATCATCTGACGGTAAAATTCCTATTTTATATTTTTCTAAAAAATAGAATAAATATATATAAGAATCAATATCTCGCGAAACAAAAAGATTATAATCAGTTTTATCACCATTTATAAAATTAATTTTATCTTTTTCTTCATTTATTTCTATTGTTGATATTTCAAGTTGTTCAATTTTTCTGCTTATATTTCCAATACAATTAGATGTTTCTTTTTTTAAACATTTTAAAGTTAAATCATATAATTTCTTATTTTTAGTAATCCTTTTAGTATTAATTTTTTTATCAGAAATTGTTAAATTATTTATGTTTTCTAAAAATGATGATGCTATTATTTCTAGTAAATTATCAATTTCAATTTCATAATTACTTATATTATTTGTATTTTTTAAATTTATTAATAAATTATCTAATGGTGTTAAATTAAGTTTATTTTTACAATAAATATCAATTACTTTATTTTGTAAAATATTACTATAATCTCTCCAATTATCATTTAATAACATTAAATGTATTACTGTATTACCATTTATATTTTTCATATTTAAATTATTTGTTTTAAACAGAATGTCTTTTTTAAGATCAGTATTAATTTTTGTTTTATTAAATATATGATGTGCTACTTGCCATTTATTAGAATCAAAATAATTTACATCTAAATCATTAAAAGATAATAATTTTTTAATTGTAATATTATCGTTTTTTATAATTGCTGTAATTAAAGGATTAGTATAAGTATTGTAATTATAATTACTTCCATTTAATAATAAATAATCAATTAATTCATAATTTTGTACATTTATTGCTGCAATTAATGGTGATAATTGTTTTGAATTAATTAAATTTAAACAATCTGGGTATAGTCTTATAATTTTGTCTAGTATTTTTTTATTAAATCCAGTTAAACATCCATCTATTATGATAGAATAAAAACTATCAGCTAATTTTTTTAAATCAGTATATTTAATAATATTTTTAAATATTTTATATGTTTTTTCAGATATATTAGTATAATGTTTTAATAAAAAAATTTTTAAACAATAATTTCCACTAATAATTATATTCAAATTAATAAATTTATGATATTTTAATAATTCTTATATACATTCATTATCACTATAAAACAAATAATAAAAAATAATAAA